GCCCTTTCGGCTTCGGCAGGATCTGCAGGACGGCGGCGGTCATGCTGCCTCCGGCTCACGCCGGGCGAAGTCGTGCACCGGTCGACCCTCCGGGTGCGGCCAATCCGGGTCCGCAACGCGCGCCCACTTCACGTCCGGGCGCAGGCGCTCGCACGGCCAGTCGGGCTTTCCGAGTTCGATCGCAGGGCAGCGCTCAGGCGGGATGCGCCCATTCCAACCGATGACGGTTGGCACCTTCACGCCGGCCAGGCGGGCAACGGCGGTGGGCCCGCCGAGAGCCTTGATGAGGTCGTCTTGCATGGGCGCCAATGCTAGGCGAACCTAGCGAAGCGCGCAAGGTATGCCTAGCGTTGTGCCTTGTAGGCTCTCCTAGTTATGCAACTTAAGGCACGTCTTGAGGCGGCACTCGCCCGCAAGCCGACCCGCCCAGCCGACCTGGCGCGGATCGCGCGCGTGTCCACCGCGTCTGTCGCTGGCTGGTTTAAGGACACGAAGTCCTTGAAGTCGGAGACTGCTCGGCTTCTTGCCGACTACTTCGGCTGCGATCGCGATTGGCTCGGCTCCGGCCGAGGGTCGCCAGGCTGGCGCACGCCGCAACTCGGATTGGTGGACGAGCTCAACGAGGCTCTGTCGCTCCAGCTGCCGGCCGTGATGCCGGCTGATCCCGCTCAGATCGCCATGGCGATCGGAGACTTGATGCGCGGGTTCGACCAGGCGATCCGCGAGGCGGCGGGGCCGCTCTTCAAGCTGGCGGCGATCCAGCCGGACCGCGCCGCAGAAGTGGCCTTGTCGCTGACTGCGCTGCTGCAGAACGCGGCGAACGATGACGCGATTGCCTCACCGATGGCGCCGCGCGAGGCAGAAGCGATGGCGAGGCGATCTCCAGGGCTTTCACCGGCTCCGGAATCGCCATTGCGACCAGCGAAAAGCCCTGCACGCCCATCAACGAGCAGTGCACCCGCGCCCACTGAAGCTTCTCGGAAGGGACGCGGATGATTCCCGGCACGATGCCGGCGGCCGGCGAGCCGCGCATCGCGGCCTCCACGGCGCTGATGTTCGTGCAGGCCAGCAGCACGCGACGCCCCAGCGTGAGCGTGTACCCATCAAGCCTAGCGTCGCGCGCGAAGTGCGCGATCAGCAGGTGCAGCCGCTCGTACGCCTGGGCGGTCAGCGTGCCGTCCAGTTCGATGCAGGCCCAGCCGTCGCACGTCGTGACGCGCGCTGCAGCTGGGCCCAGGTTCCATTGGTCGTTCTCGATCACGAAGCTCTCCGCGGGGCGCTCGACTGGCCGCTTGGTGGTGGAAAGCAGTTGCCATGGGCTCATGATGCGAGGCCGGTAGCTCATGGCGTGAGCGAGCAGAGGGAGGATTTGGATGAAACGCGCATTGCTTGTGACGGTGGCCGTAATCTCGCTGGCGGGTTGCGCAGCGCGGCGGCCGAATCCTGTGGCGGAAATGGGGTTTCAGCCTATGGCCGCGCGCGTGGAGGACTCGAAGCTTCCCGCCGTCGGCGTCGTGGCGACAGCCACCGTCGGCTCGTCCATGGTCAGTTCCGCGCGACTGTCGGTCATCGACGCAGTGCAACTGCCGGCCGGGTTACGGGTCGACGAGGTCTACGCGCCTGATCCCACCGTCTGGCGATACCAAATCAACATCCCGCCCGGCACGTACAAAGCCAACCTGAAGGATCGCTTCGGCGCCACCTACTTCAACTTCGGCCGGCAGTCGGTGGCATGGGTGACCGGCGGCAAGGTCTCGCACTCCGAAGCGGTAGTGGCGAACCTCAAGTTCCATCAGTCTGGCGGCGGGCCGATCTTCGAATGGGCGGTGCCTGGATCGGGCGAGGTGACCAGGGTTGAGCTACCCGCTACCGGGATCGTCCGCGCACCGTCGCAGGAGACGGCGGCGGATGGGTTCAAGCGTGAACTGATTTACACAGGGCGAGCTGGCAACGCGGTGAGCATCCTCTACCGGGAATTCGTGAACGACATGGCGCGGCCGGCCTTCTCCCAGCAGCTGCAGTACGACGTGGGCGCGGACCCTGTCATCGGCTACAAGGGCGCGCGTTTCGAGGTGCTCCGCGCGGACAACATCGGGATCACCTACCGGGTGTTGTCGCAGCTCGACTGAAGCTCAGCCGACCCGCCTGACGAGCCCGCCGCGCGCGGGCTTTTTCTTGCCCGCCGAATGCTGGCATCGCGTTTTGCTAGGCACACCTATTGACAGCAAAGCTAGGCACACCTAGTATTCCCTCCATCCCACACGGAGAGACGCATGCCGCAGACCACCATCGCACCAGCCGCGCCAACGGCGAAGTGCTCGTACTCCGCCGCCGGCACGTTCGGCCACGAATGCGGCCGACCTGCCGTAATCGCAGGTGCCAAGCCCAGCGACACCGGCGTGATCGGCGGCGTGTTCTGGAACCTCCGCTGCGCCGACTGCCAGCGGCTCCCTGGCCGCGACAACTGGGGCATCACGCACTGGGAGACCCTGGACGCCGCGAAGCACGTCAACCGCTGGGACAACGCCGCGCCCGTCGACGAGTGCGCGCACTACCGCTCGGAGGGTTGAGCGATGTTCGGCACCCCCGACACCGCGGCCGCCCTGGCCGCCACGATGGACACCGTGCGGCAGGCCACCGCGCCGCGCCACTTGCTGAACCCCGCCGTGGTCAGCCTGCGCCGCCGTCTCGAAGCCTGGGAACTCGCCCACCTCCGCCAGCACGCCGCCGAGCAGGCCGAGCGCATCGAACAGCTGGAGCGCGAACTGCGCTGGGCCGACGACAGCGCCGACATGTGGCAGCGCACGGCCGAGGCGGCGCAGGAGCACCTCGACGGCGCGCACATCGGCATCACGGTCGAAGGCGCCGTCGGGATCGTGGTGGACGACGCGGTCTGGAGCCCGTCATGAGCACGGCACTCGACAACCGCTTCTACCGCGAAGCACCGCACACACCAGGACGGATCTGCCACCGGTGCGAGGGCTTCTGCCTGCATCCCGCTGATCCCCTGCGCGCCGCCGCCGAGCAGTTCCGCGACCAGGTGCTGGCGCTGGCCGCGCAGATGGACCGCGAGGGCAAGCCGCGCACGGCCTGGGAAGTGCGCCGCGCGCTGGAGCCGCTGATCGACGCGCTGGAAGGGGGTGCAGTGTGAAGCGCTCCTACCCCATTGCCCTGCGCGACCAGCCCGTCACCGACGTGGCGCCGCTGGACGTCAGCCGCTTCCCGCCGAGCACCTTCGGCGACGAGTGCGCCATCGAGGGTCACGTCACGCCTGCCAGCTACGAGGACGGCCTCTGCCCCGAGGACGACCCCTGGGTGGTGCTGGCCACGCTGATCGGCGCCATCGCCGGGATGCTGCTGTCGATCGCCTTCCCGAACGGCTTCCAGGTCCTGCCGTGACGCTGGACACCACCCGCCGCTATCCGCGCACCGAGCGCGAGGCCTTCCGCCCGCTCCAGGACACCGGGCTGTCGGGACCGTACCTGCGGCCGGGCCTGCTCGCCTTCCTCACCCGCGCGCTGCGCGCGCTCCTCGCACCGAAGGGACCGAAGTGAACACCGCAACCATCGAGCGACCGCTCGTCTTCATCCGCGCCAGCTCGCTCGCCGAGCTCTTCGACTGCCCTGCCCGCTGGCAGGCGAAGTACCTGGACGGCAAGCGCCTGCCGCGCTCGGCGGCGGCGCAGCTCGGCACCGCCGTGCATGCCGGTACCGCGGTCTTCGACGCTTCCCGCCTGCCGGGTGGCAGCCCCGTCACGGCCAACGACGCAGCCGGCGCCGTGGTCGACGCGATCAACCGCCCCGAGGATGACGTCGACTGGGACGACACGAACCCGCGCGAGGTCGAACGCATCGCGCTGGCGCTGCACACGAAGTACTGCGCCGACATCGCGCCGAAGCAGACCTATCTCGGCGTCGAGATCCTGTGCGAGCGCCTGGAGCTGCCGGAGCTGGGCATCGCGCTGACCGGCACTACCGACCGCGTCCGCCGCACGCCGCGCGGCCACGGCATCAGCGACCTGAAGACCGGCGGCAAGGCGGTCGGCACCGATGGCAAGGCCGTCGTGCAGGGCCACGGCGCGCAGCTCGGCGTGTACGAGCTGCTGGCCGAGCACGCGATGGGGCTGCCGATCACCGAGCCGGCGCAGATCGTCGGCATGCAGACCGGCAAGACCGCTGTCGCGCAGCGCGTCGGTACCGCCGAGGTGCCCGACGCACGCGCGGCGCTGGTCGGCACTGAGGAATCCCCTGGCCTGCTCGAGCACGCCTCGCGCCTCATCCACAGCGGCGCCTTCTACGGCAACCCGAAGAGCTACCTCTGCTCGGCGCGGTACTGCCCGAACCACCCGACGTGCCGCTTCAAGGGCTGACCGTCAGACGCTCACTTCAAACGTCATCACCACACGAAGGACCAACGATCCATGGCAACCGCTCAACTCGCCCAGCTCCGCGCCGGGTCCGCTGATCCACTGCAGGCGCTGCTGGCGCAGCCGCACATGTCGAACTTCGAGCCCGAGGTGTGGCACGCCATGCAGGAGCGCGACAGCGCCCTGGTGCGCGACGAAGTGATGCACGGCGTCGCCTCGCGTGCGTTCGTCTACGACTTCAGCATCAAAGGCACGCGCGTCACCGGCGTGTCGGTGATCGGTGCCCGCGAGCTGGCGTCGCAGTACAAGGGCATCAAGTCGCGCATCGTGGCCACGGTGGAGAAGCGCGGCGCGCTCTTCATCTTCCGCACCTTCAGCCCGCTGTCCATCGAGACCCGGGTGCTGCACGAGCTGGCCGACGAGACCGACTTCTACGAGTGCGTCATGGAGGTGCAGGACATCAAGACCGGCAACTCCATCGAGGTTCGCAAGAAGGAAACGAAGGTCGAGACGAAGCGCGACGGCGGGACCTTCGAACGGCCGCACTACGACGTGATCGCCGAGAGCAAGGCGTTCCGCAACGGCGTGCTGTCGCTGCTGCCGCAGTCCGTGATCCAAGCCTTCAAGGATCGATGCCTGAAAGCCGGCGACGCGTCGCAAGAGGCCACGATCGACCAGCGGCGTGCGCAGGTCGCGGCGTTCGCGGCGCGGCAGGGCATCGCGATCAGCCGCCAGGCGCTGGCGGACCTGTCCTTCGCTGAGCTCGACGGCTTGGGCGGCGCGGCGCGCGAGAGCGTCGAGTCATTCAAGCGCTCGGCCGCGGCGCTGGGCCTGACCGGTGGCGTTGATGCCGGCACCGGCGAGATCCGCCCGACGGCGCCATCGCCTGCTCCCGCCGCGGCAGCACCAGCAGCGCCAACGCCCGCACCAGCAGCGCAGGCCCAGCGCCAGCAGCAGACCGCCGAGTCGAAGAAGGCCGACGACTGGGCGCCCAGCGAGGAAGAGCAGGCTGCCATCCGCGAACGCGAGATGCGCGAGGCCGCCAGCGAGCAGCAGGCTAGCCCGGCGCCCGCACCGGCCGGCCGCGGCCGCCGCGTGCAGACCACGGCCGAGTGAGGCGCGCGCCATGAAGATCGCGCACCTCACCGTCACGAACTTCCTCGGGGCGGCGGCCATGGACATCCGCACCGAGGCCCCGGTGCAGCTCTTCGTCGGGCGCAACGGCGCCGGCAAAAGCAGCCTGCGCGACGCCGTGGCGCTGGCCCTGACCGCCGACCTCGGCCGCGTGCACCTGAAGAAGGACGCGCAGCAGCTGATCCACGACCACGGCGACCTGGCGGACTGCCGCGTCATCACCGCCGACGGCGACGAGTACCGCTGCACGATCAGCCCCAGCGGCAAGGTGCTGGCCAAGCCGTCGCAGGACCCAGCCCTGCGCTTCGTGGTCGACGCCCAGCACTTCGCTGCGCTTGACGAGACCGACCGCCGCGGCTTCCTGCTCGACCTCATGGGCGTGAAGATGGACGGCCCGGCCATCGTCGAGCGCCTGAAGACACGCGGCTGCAACCCGGCGAAGGCAGAGCGCGTGATGCCGCTGCTGCGCTCCGGCTTCGACGCCGCCAGCAAGGAAGCGAAGGCGCGCGCCACGGAGGCGCGCGGCGCCTGGCGCGCGGTCACCGGGGAGAACTGGGGCAGCGAGAAGTCGAAGGGGTGGCGCGCTCCGGAGCCGCCCTACGACGCCGAGGCCGCTCGGACCCTGGCCACGGAGCTCACGCACTGCGACGTGGCCATCGAGCAGTGGCAGAAGACCATGGGCGCGATCGAGGGCGAGACCAGAGCGCGCGTCCAGCTGCAGGCCCGCCTTCCTGCCCTTCGCACGCAGGCCGAGCGGGCTGGCTCCATCAGCCAGAAGCTGGCGCACGACGAGGCGCAGCTGGCCGAATGGGAAAGCGACTTGGCGAAGACGCTGGCCGCCGCTGGCGCCGCGCCCCGCGTCGGGACCGTGCACCGGCTGGCCACGGCCATTGCGATGGCGCTGCCTGCATGGCCGGGCCAGGATCACATCGCCTCGGGCTGGCAGGAAATGCGCGAGGCCCTGGACGAATACGAAGCCGAACACGGGCCAGCCCTGCTCGGCAAGGGCGACGAGAAAGCGCGGGCCCGACTGCCGAACGTGCAGCGCAGCCGCGACCTGCTCGCGAACGCGGTGGCCAACGACAAGCGGGACCTCGAGGCTGCGCGGCGCGCCCAGGCTGAGATCGACAGCATCACGGAGCAGCTGAAGGCCGAGCAGGACACGGCCGGCTTCGAGGAAGCACACCGCCAGCTGGAGGCGCTGAAGCTGCAGCGCGCCGACTTGGTGGGCAAGCTCGACACGTTGAAGACCGCCAAGCACCAGGCCGACACGGCGCAGAAGAAGACGAAGGACGCCGCCCAACACGCAACCGACGTGGCCGCCTGGGAGGCAGTGGCCGACGCGCTGTCACCGGACGGCATCCCGGCCGAGCTGCTGGCGGAGACGCTGGGCCCGCTGAACGACCGGCTGCAGCAGAGCTCGGCGGATTCCGGCTGGCCGCTGGTGGCGCTGGACGCCGACATGCGCATCACGTACGGCGGCCGCACTGTCGCCCTGTGCAGCGAGTCGGAGCGCTGGCGCGCGCACGCGATGTTGGCCGAGGCCATCGCCTTCCTGTCCGGCCTGCGCCTGCTGGTGTTGGACCGCCTTGACGTGCTCGACGCACCGGCGCGCGACGAGGCGCTGGGCTGGCTCGACATCCTTGCCGAGAACGGCGAGCTCGACACCGCGCTGGTGTTCGGCACCTACAAGGCCGTGCCGGCGCCCCTCCCCCCCACCATCGCCGCGCACTGGATCGAGAACGGTGTCGCCGGCCGCCTGAAGGAAGCCGCATGAACATCGCCCTCTTCTACGACACGGAGACGAGCGGCCTGCCGACCGCACGCATCCCCGACGACCACCCGGCCCAGCCTCACATCGTGCAGCTCGGCGCCTGCTTGGTCGACCTCGACGAGCCCGGTCGCATCATCAGCAGCCTCGACGTCATCGTGCAGCCCGACGGCTGGACGATCCCCACCGAGGCCTCCGATGTGCACGGCATCACCACGGCCTACGCGCGAGAGGTCGGCATCGACGAGACGATGGCGGTGCAGCTGTTCCACCGCATGTGGCAACGCGCCGCGGTGCGCATCGGCCACAACGAGCAGTTCGACGCGCAGATCCTGCGCATCGCGATGGTCCGCCACCGGCACGGCCTGGAGCGGACCTGGAGCCTGGGCGCCGCGGAGTGCACCGCGCGCCTGGCCTCGCCGATCATGAAGCTACCGCCTACGGCCAGGATGATCGCGGCCGGCCGCAACCACCCGAAAACACCGAACCTCGGCGAGGCGTACCGCCACTTCACTGGCCGCGCGCTCGAAGGTGCGCACAGCGCCATGGTGGACGTGCGCGCCTGCATGGACGTCTACCTCGCGATCCGCGCGCTGCAGGAGCCCGCGGCGGCCTGAACAACCGGCGGCCGCAAGCGCGGTGACCGGCGCCGAAGCCTTACCTCCCTGGCTACCGATCAGCGCCGCATAGCCCGGTTTGCGCCCGGGCCGCCGACCCTTCCACCACCAGCCCGAAAGGCACCCATGTTCCAGCTCGAATCGATGACCAAGGTGCGCGTGCTCGACGTGCGCGTGCTCGCTGCGAAGGACCGCAAGCCAGACGACCCGCCCGGCGGCCAACTGCTCGTGAAGGCCTCGCTCGGTGCCGGCGCGCTGTCGATGTTCGACGGGGCCCTGCGCGGCTGGCTCTTCCGCAAGTCGAAGACCACGCCCACCGGCCAGGACAAGCTCGACGGCATGGAGGGCGACGAGCTCACCAGCATCGGCGACCACATCAAGCGCTTCCGCTGGGACTACGAGCAGACCGGCTGCACGATCGAAATCGACCACGGCACCGGCGGCAAGTCGAACCTGGTGCTGTCCGACTGCAAGGTCCACCGCGTGATGCTGAGCCCGCGCCAGGGCGGCGCCATCGAGGCGCAGTGGACGATCGACGCGCCGGGCCTGTCCACGTCCACCTGGGCGAAGTTGCCGGGCATGAAGGCGACCGAGATCCAGATGACGATGGCTGGGCCGCAGGCGGACGACACGCAGGGCGAGATCACCGACGAGCTGGCGCCGAAGCGCGGGCGCGGGAAGCCGAAGGCCACGGACGCCACTGACGAATTCATCCGCCGCAACCAGCAGCAGGCGGCCGCCGGCGCGCACTGAGGCCCGGCCATGACGCAGCTGTCCAACGACACCGCGCGCCGCATCATCGCGCGCCTCGGGAGCGCCAAGGCCCCCGGCCCGGTCAACGGCATCCGCGCCACGCACCGTCACGACGAGGGCGCCTACGCGCGCTGCAGCTACTGCGGGCGCTACTCGCTGGACCCGGCCACGCTGGGCCATCACAAGGTGCCGGCCTGCGAGTGCGGCGAGGCGCACGGCTGGTCCGGATCGTTTCGCGTTCCGACTGAGTCGTCGCGCTGGAGTGGCCGGCGGCCATGAGCACCCCCACCCACCGCAAACCCCTCGCGATCCCGCAGCGCGGCGTCATCAAGGGCGGCATGTGCCACGGCTGCCAGTACCTGTTCCTTGGCTTCGCGGTGGTCGACGGTGCGCTGCGCGTGCGCGCGCGGATCTCGGCGCCGAACTGGCCCTTCCCTCACGACGGCCTGCTGACGGCCGCTCACTTCGGCAGCTTTCGCGCTGTCGTCGGCGAGCGGGCGAAGCGGCTGCCGGCCGAGCAGCTGATCACCGAGGCTTACCACTGGGCTCAGCTGCCTGTGCCGGCTTGGGGCGATCGGCATCGAACCATCCGGGCGCGGGTGCTGCGCTCGGCTACCAGAAAGGCGCGGCAATGACGCCCACCGAAGAACGCGCCCAGTGGCTCGTCCACGCGGCGACCCTGCGCGAGCGTGCTGATGTCGCGCGACGCGATGGCAAGACCGGCGAGGCGCGCCGGCTGGAGCTGGACGCGCGCGAGGCCGAGGCGAAGGCGGCGGCGTGCGAGCAGCGGCAGGAGGCGACGCAGCCATGATCCGCACCGCCGACATCAGCCCTTGCGGCCGCTACCGTTGGACGCTAGGCCGGACGTGGGACCAGGCGCTGCCGGTGCTGCTGGCCGTCATGTACGGGCCGGCGATGGCCGACGACATGAAGGACGACCAGACGGTCACGCTGCTTTGCGCGATCGCCGCGCACAACGGCTTCGGCGGCCTGCAGGTGGTCAACGGCATCCCGCTGCGGACAGCGGACCCGGCGCTGCAGGCGGCGATGGTCAACGACTGGGCCAGGCTGCAGGAATGGACCGACCGTGACCGGCTGCAGGACAACCTGGCCGTGGTCAGCCGCGAGGTGGCCAAGGCCGGCGCGGTCCTGTTGGCCTGGGGCGCACTGGCCAGCCGCTGCGCGGACTGGTTCGACCTGGTGCAGGAGACGATCGCCGAGGCCATTCCCTTCGGCGTGCCGCTGTACTGCCTCGGCAAGACCGCCGCCGGCTACCCGCTGCACCCGATGGCGCGCGGGAAGCGGAAGGTGCCGAAGAACGCGGCGCTGCTGGAATGGGGAGCCTGCTGATGCTCGCCCTGTCCATCCGTCAGCCCTGGGCCTGGCTGATCCTCCATGGCGGCAAGGACGTGGAGAACCGCGACTGGCCCACGCGCGTGCGCGGCCGTATCCTCGTGCACGCGTCGAAGGGCATGACGCGCGACGAGTGGAGCAGCGCCTGGACGTTCGCGCACGGCAGCGGCGCGAGCCCGAAGGCGGTCGAGGCAGGGCTGACGCTTGAGACCGTGCCGCGCGGCGGCATCGTCGGCTCTGTCGAGATCGTGGACTGCGTGACCGTGTGCGCCTCGCGCTGGTTCATGGGCTCGCACGGTTTCTTGCTGGCCAATCCGCGGCCGCTGCCGTTCGTGTCGCTGAAAGGCCGGCTGGGCTTTTTCGACGTGCCGCTGGCTGCGTTGCCGGCGGAGTACCGGGAGGCCGCCTGATGCCCACCCTCCGCGAATCCCGCCGCCTCAAGGCCCACGCGTCCGCGCGGCTGCAGAAGGCCCGGGCCTACAGCGAGCACATGAACGCGCTGCACGCGCTCGAAGACGAGTTCGACCACGACGACCACGACGACCGCTTCGGCCGTGTCTGCCCGGCCTGCGACGGCGACGGCGGCGACCGGTACAGCGACTACCTCTTCGAGTGCGAGCACTGCGGCGGCACCGGCCGCGAGGAGTGGTGATGAAGCCGATCCAGCACCCCACGAGCAACGACGTGCTGCGGGCTCCGCCCGGCACCACGCCCGAAGAGTGCCGGGCGCTGTTCATCACGCGCGTGAGCTACGACCACCCGTGGGACAGCAGCCGCAGCACGCCGGGCGTCGTCAGCTATTGGCAGCCGACGCCGGAGCAGTTGGCGCTGCTGAACGCCGGCAAGCCGGTTTGGCTGTCGATCCTCGGGGCCACGCATCCGCCGCTGGCGATCGGCGTAGAAGGCGACGGGAGGCTGTGATGCCAATCCGCCCAGAGAACGCCGCGCGCTACCCGAAGGATTGGGCGGCCATCAGTGCGGCGATTCGCGAGCGTGCCGGCCACCGCTGCGAGTGGCGCGACGCGGCCGCCCACCGATGCGGCGCCTGCAATGGCGCGTTGGGCTATTGGCGCCGCGCCGACCTGTGGCGGCTCCCGCAGGGCTTCGACCACCTGCAGCGCACCTTGTGGCGCTGGGTGCCGCTGCCCGAGGCCCTGCGCTTGTCCGGCGTGGACAAGCCGATGACGCTGCAGGCCGAGGAAGGCCCGCTGAAGATCATCCGCATCGTGCTGACGGTTGCTCACCTCGACCACCAGCCCGAGAACCGCGACCCGTCGAACCTGCGCGCGTGGTGCCAGCGGCATCACCTCGCATACGACCACGAACACCACCGAGCGAACGCGCAGGCCACGCGCCGGGCGCGCGCCGGCACGCTGGAGCTGTTCTGATGGCTAGGACCCTCGCAACCCGCCTGCGCGCCGCCCGCACGCTGCTGCGCCAGCACCGCGACGAGCTGATCAACAGCCACAAGGTGATGGCCCGCGGCCACCCGTGCTTCGGCCGCATCGACCCCGACGAAGACCCGGAGGCGCTGGCTGCGGTGCGTGAGCTGGGCGAGGCCGACGCGGCGCTGACCGAAGCGATTGCGATGCTCGGGCGGGACGCACGGAACAAGCGCCGGGAGCCGTGACCATGGTCGCCGACGACATCCTGCTTTCCGACACAGAGATCGAGCGCCTGACCGGCTACCGCCGGCCGCACGAGCAATTGGCAGAGCTGCACCGCCAGGGCTTCAGCCGGGCGCGCCGCGACCGGCTTGGGCGCATCGTGCTGGAGCGCGCACACTACGAGGCAGTGGCCGCCGGCAACGTCGTGCGGCCGAAACCCCAGCTCAGGCTCCTGCACGGCAAGGCATGAAGCGCGACGACATCCCCCGCGGCGTCTTCCCCAAGGGCCGCTGGTACTACCTGGTCGTGGCCGTCGGCCCAAAGCGGGTCTGGATCAAGCTGTCGAAGATCGCAGACGGGCTGCCGGCCCTGTACATCGCCCTGGCGCGCGAGAAGGAAGCCGCCCGGGGCATCACCAACATGCCGTCGCTCGTGGCCGCCTGGCAGACGGAGGTGATGCCCGGCCGCGGCGAGAAGACGCAGACCGACGACAAGGCCCGGTGCAAGCTGATTGCCGAGGCCTTCGCCGAGTTCACGCCGGCCGACGTGGACGCCCCGGCCTGCGCCGAGTTCCTCAAGGGCTACAAGCCGAAGCCGCGCACGCACAACGCCTTCCGCTCCCTGCTGCGCGAGCTGATGCGCTTTGCTGAGGAAAAAGGCCTGCGGCCGTCCGGTTCGAACCCGCTGCAGTCGGTGCGCACCATGAGCACGCCGCCGCGCACGCGCTACATCACCGACAGCGAGATGCGCCGCATCAAGGTGGGCGGTATCTACGGCGACGACGGCCGGCGCACGCGCTCCGGCCTGATGCTGGCCGCGCTGGTGGACATGGCCTACCTCACCGGCCAGGACATCGGCATGCTGCTGGACCTGCGTTGGACGCGTGACCCCTTCGACCACGACGCGCCGCACGTGGCCGACGCCGGCCTCTTCTTCCGCCGCGCCAAGGTGCAGAAGACCACAGGCGCCGCGGTGCTGGTGCAATGGACGCCGCGCCTGCGCGACGTGGTGCAGCGCCTGAAGGTGATGCGCGCCGAGCGCCAGCTGAAGAAGCGGGCGACGCAGCGCGTCGTCACCGACTACCTCTTCACGACCCAGGGCGGAAAGCAGCTGACGTACAGCGGAGCCGCCTCGGCCTGGCGCCGCGCGGTGAAGCGCGCCGGAGTGCCGCGGGTCATGTTCCGCGACCTGCGCGCCAAGGCGCTGACCGACAAGGAAGAGCGCGAAGGCATGCAGGCAGCGCGCCACATGGGCGCCCACGCGACCGAGGCGCAGACCGCCGACTACGTGCGCCAGCGCGCTCCGCGCAAGACCGGCGCGACCCGCTGAAATCCTTCTAACCACCGCGCGCCGTGCCCGGGGAAACGATGCCGTTTTGCGCCTCGCTGCGTTAGAAGAATCGGGCTGAAACCAGCGCCGTTGCTCGATTCTGGCGCAGCTTTGGGAGCAGTGGGTCGGACGTTCGAATCGTCTCACCCCGACCATCTAAGTGCCTGTCGCGTCGAGATTTTTCGCGATCTGGCGCCTGCTTAAAGAGCGGGCACTTTTCTAACCTGCGGCGATTCTTCTAACGCCCAGACCAGCCACGCATGACCCGCGACGCCTGGATCCGCGCCTTCGTCGACGAGCTGGAGCGCCTGCGCCCGCACCTGCGGTCCGCCTTCGGGACCAATCGGGTGGTGCTGGCGCTGGCCGCTCAGGCCTACGACGAGACCGTGCGGCCTGCCGCCGCAGCGCGCGCGGTGCACCAGCGCATGGGGCCGCCTCCGAAGGCGCCGCGCTGATGCTGGTCGACCTGGTGGTGCTGCGCCTGGAGGGCCGGAAGCGCACGCGCGAGCAGCTGGCGGCGACGCCTCCGATGCGCGTCGAGCTGACGTTCGCCGCTGGCGTGGCCACGATGGCGAGCACAGCCACGCCGGGCGTCACGCTGCGAAACGCCCGGCTCGTGAAGATCACCTCCGACGCGTTCGTGCTCACCGGGGAGCAGGACTACGCGCTGCCGGACCGCCAGGTGATGACGCGGCCGCAGTCGTGGTGGTGTCGGCCGGCGGTGGGGTGACAGCGCGCGGCGGCGGGCGGAGAATCAAGGCATGGACCAGCACCAGAGTCTCGACCTACAGCGCCAAGGCGCGAACGCGCGCGCTGCTGGTTTGGACCAACTCCACTGCCCGTTCTACGCCGCGGCTCAGATGCCCGCCGTGACTGGCGAAACAGCCGAGGCATGGGTCGCGAAGGTGGACGCCTGGACCATCGGTTGGCGCATGGAAGACGCCATGCGCGGAGGCCTGAGCTAGGGATGGCCCGCGCCGGCCGTAGCCGGCACAGTGCGTCCCGGGCCAGGGCCTGGGGCAGCCGGAGACGGCGGGCCGGACACCAAGGCGTGAGCTGGGCGTGATCGCCCTGGCCCACCGATCACGGACGCGCATCAAGGAACGCCTTGAACGCATCCAGAAACCGCGCACCCTCTCGCGCATACCGCATGCTGTTCCGCGCCTGAAACATCGCTATGCCGGTCAGCTGCGCCTTGCTCAGCGCCCGCGGCACCGATCCGATCCCGCCGCTCAACCAGAACTGGCACTGCTCCTCGAAGTCCATCTCAGCGATGTGATCGGCCGAGATGATCCCCCCGCCCGACGTGTTGATCTGCGCGGTGAAGCTGGGGTACTGGAATCCGCCGCCGTCACGCACGGTCCTGCGCCCGATGTCCCAGACGGACAGCCAGGCGTCGTTGCGCGCTGGCAGCCACGGAGCCGTGGCCTTGTTCCAGTAGTCGTCGGGGTGCACGCTGCAGACAACCTGCGGCGCGATCGACTCCATGCCCTGGACGAGGAAGGCGCCATCGTTCGGGTGGTGCGCGATGACCCAGGGGTAGTGCCCCCAGGGGTCGATGATGTGCATCACCGCGCCGACGCTGGCCACGCCCTTGCCGTTTTCCGGCATGGCCGGCGTGCCGTCGCGCAAAACGCGGTAGGTGTCCACGTTCGCCGCCCCGGTGACGCTGATGGCGATGAACGCATCCCGCTTCCCGCAGGTGCCGTTGCGGTCCACGTCCACCATCACCCATGGCTGCCCGCTGGTGCTGGGCGCGGCGCGCGCCAGCAGGTTCGGGCCGACGGCCCCGGTCGCGGGGTCGACCTCGTGCACGGTGCGACGCTTCGTCATGATGCACAAGCGGCCGTCGCTGAAGTGGCTGACCCAGAAGGCCTGGCTCAGCTGGGCCACCACGCGCTTGGCGCCCGTCGCCGCGTCGATCGCCCAGATGTCGCCGGTGACGCTGTTGGCGGCGTAGAGCTGGGCGCCCACGGCGCGCACCGAATCGACTTGGCCCAGGCCCTCACACAGCACGGTCACCGTCCAGCGGGTGGTCCGGCGGTCAATCCGAAGGATGCGGCCCCGCGGGGTTTCTGGGACGAAGAAAAGCTTGCGGTCCGGCTCGTAGAACGTGAAGTCGTTCGTCCAGGAATTGGGCTCCAGGTCGAGCTTGAATGCATCCCGGCTGGACCCGTCACGCATCGCGTAGGTGATGACCCCGTGCAGCGCGATGCCGATCCACATGGGCAGGTTCGGCGACGCATGCAGGCCCGCCTCGTCCACGCGCGTGTGCCCGTGCCATGTCGTGTACGGGCTCATGATCGACTCGCCCCGAGGCCCGGGCCGATGCACCGGCGGCAGCGTGGCGTCACGCAGGCGCGCGTTGCCGTTGCTGGGGTTGTTGCCGTTGTTGCTGTAGGCGTGGATGACCTTGCCGTCGTGGATGCGCGTGGTGCCCTCGTACAGCACGGCGTCGTGACCGTAGACGTGCTTGCGAACCATGCTGGCCGGCTCGACGCCGTTCAGCGGGCGCGCGATGGTCAGCTTGTCGTCCACGAAGACGTTCCACGGCATCGGCGCCGGCAGCTTCGCGGGGTCGATCCAGTCGCTGGGGCGGCCAGTGGCGAAGTCGAGGCTGTTCTGGTGCACGCCCTTGGCTTCCATCAGGCCGGCTGGCGGAGGCGGTGCTGGTGGCGGAGGCGGCGGCGGGCTCGGGATGGGCGCGGGAGGAGGTGGCGCGGGCGGCACAGGGGCCGGTGGCGGAGACGCTGGCGGCTCTGGAGCCGGCGGCGCTGGGGGTTGCGGCGTCGGTGCGGGCGGCGCCGGCGGCGGCTCCTCCTCGTCCGCCAGTTGGATGATGAGGGCGGCGATGGCCCGGAGAACGGCGGCGCTCATGGCGCACTCGCGGCGCGGGCAGGCCGCGCAGGTGCTGGCTCTGCGCGCACGGTGACGACGCAGTCCGGCCCGATCGACACCTCGCCGGCCGGCACGGTGGCGCGGTCGAGTTGCACGTAGGTGACGGTGCCGCGGCCCCAGGGGCTGTTGACGATGGAGCAGCTGGCGGTGGCGCTGCGGTCGCTGGCCAGCGCCTTCAGCTGCTCCGGCGTCATCTTCGTGGGGTCAGCTGGGGTGGTGGCGGCGCAGGCAGTGAGCAGCGCCGCGGCGGCGCAGAGGGTGGTGGTCAGCTTCATGAGGCCTCCAGAGCGTTGAGAGCGACACGGCGAATCCAGCCCCGGCCGTACGTCGGCCAGGCATCCGCCTCGGTGAAGTGCAGGTTGCGCAGCGCGTCGTACCGGCGCAGCACGCGGTCGATGGGCATGCCGGCGATCGACATCAAGGTCTGAGGCCCGATCGAGCCATCCTCCTCGGCGCCCACCGCACGCTGCAGCATCCGCGCCGCGGTGCCGGGCCCGCTGTTCACCGCGAAGTCGAACAGCGGGAACTTCAGCTCCTCCGGCACCTGGTCGCATCCAGCCGGGGCCCAGTACTTCGCCCGGTAGATGTCGCGCGCCCGGTCCAGCGTGATCGCCTTGATGTCGAGCGTGGGGAACGCCGCGGCGCTGATCCCGTACTTCGTGCCGCGCAGCTGGCCGACGCCAATGCGGCCGCCCGTCCAATTGCCGCGATCCTTGGGCGAGTCGTCGAACTCGCCTTCGTTGCCGATGAGGCGCGCGAAGCTGTCAACGAAGTTCATGGCGATGTCTCCCCGCGCACCTCTTGCCCCGGCGCGTCGTCGTCGAAGTCGGGATCCGGCCCCGCCGATGGCAGCACCGGCAGCGGTGAGCCGAGCGGCACCGCCGGCGGCGGCGTGAAGAATTCCTGCATCGACCGGTGCGCGTCGCGCTGGCGCTTCAGCGAATGGATCACCAGGCCCAGCGCCTCGATCTGCACCTCGATGGCGTCGGCCAGCGCCTTGTGGTGGCGAGCTTGGTTACTCATGGCTGCCGCTCACTTCGGACGACATCGAGGTCGACGAAGTCGCTGGCGCGCCGCTCCGGCGTGTGCACCTTCGTGCCGCGGCCTCGCCAGACCCAGCCCATCACCACGATCACCATGCCGGCGTTGATCAGCAGCTGGGCCCGCGTCAGCGCGATGGCGTCATAGCGGTCGATGCCGTCGAAGGTGAAGAAGGCGTGCGTCGCGAACCCAACCGACAGGAGGATGAGCCCGACCTTGATCACCATGCCGTCGCGCACGCGCTGCGACAGGCAGGCCCAGCCGGTGCCGAGGGACATCAGGCAGCAGACGACGGTGTTCACGTTCGTCCAGAGGTCGTCGAAGTTCATGGTGGCGGTGCCTTCCGGTTGAACCAGGCCGCGATCAGCTGCCCGACGCCGCCAGCCTTGATCCAGCGCGCGGCTTCGGCAGCCACCGACAGCCCGAACATGCCGACGGCAAAGGCGGCGAACGCCTTCATGCCGGCCGGCTCGATGCGCAGCCATTCGGTCAGCGCCGGGGTGATGTAGCCGGCGCACAAGCCGCCGCACAGCACGTTGAATGCGCGCTCGCGCCAAGTGGCGCCGGGCGCGAATGCGAGGCCCACGAGCGCGCCGAGGCCGCCCGCTATCCAGGGGCTGCGCAGTACGCGGTCGGGGTCGATTTCCATCCCTTTCTCCTATCGTTCGATTACGAGCAAATGCAGCGTCCGGTCGTCTTCGCGGCCTTCTGTGGTCGTGACGTGGCACGTAATGCCAAGGCGCACCGCGGACTCGCCCTCGGGGATGACTTCGCCCACGCTCATAAACGCCGTCACGACTGCCTCGTCGCGGCTGTGGCTCACGATCGTCACGCCTGTCGGTGGCGTCAGCGAGTAGCTTGCGATTGAGTCACCCTCGACCAGCCAGTTGGTCCAATCCCAGCTGTAGTCGAGCACCGCCTGCGGGTCGTGCTTGTATGTCGGCATGCGTCAATTCCTCGTAATCTGCCAGGCGCGAATCTCACCCGGCACGAGCCATGTGCGCTCCGGTGGCGCGGGCTCCAGGTCGGCGGCTGGCGACAGCGTGGCGGTCGCGGACAACCCGGCGGCTGCACCGATCGCGGAAGCGGCGAAAGACGCGCCGACCAGGATCTGCGGCGACCCCAGCCCAGCGGTGCTGCTGATGCTGGCGGCCGTGATCGCGGAGCCGCCCAGCGTGGCGCCGGAGCTGATGCCGCTGGCGGCAGCAATCGCCGAGCCGGTGGTGCTGCCAGTCAGTGCGGAAGCCGTTGAGGCGCCTGGCGCGGCCGTGATCGCCGCGCGCACCGTTGATGCGCCGGCCGCCTGGCTCGCGGCGGCCACGCCTGCCGTTGCTGTGATTGCGGCTGCAGCGCTGGCCGCTCCGATCATGGGAGAGGTCGAAGCGATGCCGGCTGCGACGCCGATCGTGGAGCCGGTGCCGGCGACACCGGTCATCGCCGATGCGGTCGACACGCCTGCGGCCGCAGAAAGGGCAGCCGTTGCGGTCGAGGCTCCCTGCGCCGCGGAGGCTGCAGAGGCGCCAGCGGCAGCAAAGAAGGCGCCGGCCGTTGTCGCCGCGCCGGCCATGGCGCTGGCCGTCGCCGCCCCGGTCGCTGCGGTGATCGCCGAGCCCGCGGCGTTGCCGCCTTCGAGCGTCTGAGCAGTCGCGACACCCGCTGCCGCAGTCAATGACGCGGCAGCGGAGGATGCGCCGCTCAGCGCTGCCGCGGTGGCGGCGCCAGAAGCTGCTGAGGCCGTAGCAACCGCGACCGCCGCGGCGGTCAATGGTGACGCTGTTGCTGCGCCAGCAGCAGCCACCAGCGCCGCAGTCGTGGCGCTCGTGCCGGCCAGCGTGCTCGCCGCCGCAGCCCCTGCACCAGCAGAGATTGCCGCGGCCGCGGTGCTCGCTCCACTCAGCGTCGCCGCCGTGCCTGCCCCTGACGCCGAGGCTATGGCCCCAGTATCTCCCCCGCCGCCAGCGCTGACAGGCACCCAGATCCTCTGCGGTTCGAACAACGCATTCCAGGCATCCGCGAGTCCGCCGAACCGCTCGGCCACGTCGGCTGCGCTCATGCGGCGAGCGGCTACCGCGCCTGCGTGGAATCGAAAGTTCGGCGTCCCGCCATTCCAGAAGGCGGACCTGAGCAGCGCGCCGGTGTTCCGCTGAATGGATCCAGTCTGAGCCGCCGAGGCTACCTGCGCGCCATTGAGGTACAGGCGAATGTTGTTGTCGCCGTCGCCATAGGTGGCAACCCAGACCTGAGGCCCAGCAGTCGCCACCCACTGGCCGCCGGATGTTGCTGCCGCAATGCCTGACGACCCGTTGTGAATGAAGAAGTTGAGCTGAGTGAAACTGCTGGCGCCCTCGTAAAAGCCCCAGTTGTAGGCGCCGCCCGTGGGCGCGTGCTCGCCCCACAGGAAATCGCTGTTCAGGGCGATGTTGCCGAGCTTCTCAGCGATGAGCACGGCGGTAATGCCGGTGCTTATGCCTGGCACCATTTCGCCGGTGGTGACCTGCGATCCGGCCGTAACGTTCACGCCAATGCCGGCGGGGCCTGATTCAAACTGGCGAGTGCCGGTTGCAAGACTCGCCCCGCCTGCGACGAGATCGCGCGTCGTGATGCAGGGTGCGTAGACACGCTGCCACCCGGCGCGCACCGTGGCGGCAGTGTGCGGCTGCTGCCGCCACGGGAGAAGGCGCTCGCGGACTGCCACGGCCTATGCTCAATAGACGAAGCTGTCGCCAGTGCACTCGACGGTGACGCTCTGCCCCGTATTGCCGACGAACTCGATTTGGACGTAGGCGATCTCTGGCCCGAAGCGGTAAGTCCCGCGCGTGATCAGGCTGGCCAGCGTGCCGCCGCCCTGTTCGAAGACCTGCTTCCAGTCGTCATCGCCAGTGCCTTCGGCCGCGGCCCCTGGCATGCTGGCTTGCTTGCGGGCCACCATGACGCGTGCGAGGCACTGCAGGGTTGGCCCGGTCCCGCCGTTGGTCATGCGCCAGCGGATTTCGCCCCCATCAGCAGCCGAGACATCGAAGCGCCCGCGCGTCGTGCTGCCGGCAGTGTTGGCCGCACTCGAAACGAGCACGGCAGCGGTCATAGTCTTGGCCATGGCCTACCTCACGCGGTCCAGATGGACCCGTCGTCACGAAAGATCAGCACCGCGGCGTCGTGGTCCGTAACCTCGCCCTCGAACGTCATCGCGCGAGCCGTGACGCCGCCGGTCGTATCGCTGCCTTGAGCAGCGGCGGCAAGCATCACCTCAGCCCGCGTGCCAGGTCGCACGCACTTGTTCAGCACGTTCACGCCTGATGCGCCGCCGGGCTGCATCGCTGCCCCATCGGCGCCGGTCGGCACCTGAATCACTGCGTCGCGAAGCGAGCTGCGCACGGTGACCGGCCGGCAATCCAGGTGCTGGCGCGAAAGCACGAAGTTCTGAAGCACCATGAGTTTCGTCTGCGCGTACAGGGCGCGAGCGTTCAGGCGCAGCAGTGAGTCCGTGGCTGCATTGGTCTGCAGGACCTGGTCGTTTGGCGTGTAGCGCGACTGATCCACCGCGTCGAGGATCTCGACTGTGGGGACGTCGGTACGCCAGACATTGGCGCCGCTTTCTCCGTTCAGATACGCCCGCAGGCCACTCGCACCGTCCGCAACGAAGAATGCCGCGGCAGCGGGAGTGGCGAGGCAAATGGCGCGAAGCGCCGTGATCTGGGTGGGTGTCATGGGCTCAGTCCTCCGTCACAACCTGGCCCGCCGTCAGCCTCGGCGTGACGCCGTTGCCGCAGACGATGTTCGGGCTGATCGCGCCCTTGTAGAGCAGCGTGCCAGCGCCAGAGGCCTCAGCGCCCAGGCCCCAATGCGTCGCCGTGCCGCTGCCGCCTGTGCCGGCCGGAAACACGACATCAGCGTCGACAGCGACCGCGTTGCCGGTGACAGTCCAGCCGGACGACGAGCGAGCCACCGCCACTCGCGCATAGCTCGTGTACGTGATCTCGTTCGTGGTCTGGTCGCCGGCCTCGCCGGGGTCCGCGGTGTGCAGGCTGAAGTACAGGCTGCCGGCAGTCGAACTACCGCGCAGGCCGGTTGCATCCCCCACGTTGGCGATGTTCGCGTTCTCGAACAGGTGCTGCAGGAATGCAGTCTCGAAGGCATTGGTCTTGGACATGGTGGTCGCTCCTTTTGGGTGCTGGGGTGGTGCTGGGGGTGGTGTCAGGTCAAAAGCGGCGCGCCGCCGTACTCTTCGAGCGCGAGGGTGATGCCCTTGTGCTGCCAGAACGCGTAATCGAACTTGCCGAGCGCCTTTTGCAGCGCCAGGAAGCCGTACTGCTGCAGGGCGGCGCGGTTGAAGCGGTGCGGGACGTAGACCAGCTCGCGAGCGGTGGTGTGCGTGAACTGGATCTCGTGCAGCAGGCTGGCCTCGGCGTAGGTCAGCGCGGCGAAGTTCAGGGTCGCGGCCCGCAGCGGCGGCACTTCGTCGATCCACGGCGTGCCGGTCTGCGTGCGCTCGACGACGCTGAGGCTGGGCATCCAGTCGTCGTCCAGCTTTGTCGGCGAGATCGCCGGCACGAACATCGGCCCCCAGAAGGGGCGGCTGATCTGGATGTAGCCGGCGGGGTTGCTGGTGTCGCTGATGCTGACCCGGATGTACTGCGCGGTGATCTCAGCGGGGAAGACCACGAAGATGCCGTAGTGGTGGCCGGCATAGCCGCCGACCTGCGGCGTGAATGGCCGCGCCGAGAGCACGCCGCTGTCGGCGGCATCGCTGGCACCGAGGGTCGTCCCGGCCTGCACCCTGATCGTGCCAGCGCTGCCGATGTTGCTCGCCGGGATCAGGAACACGCGGCCCGTGACCGGCGCGGCGAAGCTCATGTCGAAGGTGCTGTCCGCGGCCGCCGCGGTCACGCTGCGTGCGACGCTCGCGAGCGAGGCGTAGACGCCTTGCATCGCGGCCAGCGGGAACCCGACTCGCCAGGCGCCGCCGGACAACGTCGCGTCGTCGAGGCGGTTGCTGTAGCCGATGCCGATGCTGCTTGCCATGGCTGTCTCAGGTCAGGGGTGGCGTCGGCGGCGTGAACGAGGCGGTGTAGAGCGCGACGCCGTTGGTGATGCGCCACTCGTCCAGCCTGCCTTTAATCGAGATAAATGTTGGGCCGCCAGCGTAGTAAGCAGCGGCGTTACTGCCATGCGTGAAAGATACGATCGATGTCGAAACGTGAACTCCATTCAGGAACAGCCGCCACGTATCGCCCTCCTTTGTCAGGGCCACGTAATACCACACACCGGCAGTAATTGCGCCATTGGATGAATTTCCGCCGCGCGACAGAACCGCGCCGGCAGTATTCGCCGAAATGAATGCCTGTTGATTCGATGGGATGTCAGTCAGATTGAAGATCAGTCCAATTCCTGGGACATCCAGCGCGTCCACCTTAAACCAACCTTCAACCGTAAAGTCACCATTGATCTTCAACAGCTCGCTTGCCGGAGATTCGACCCGATCACCATTTCCATCAAATACACCGGATGCCCCGCCAGACACGAAATCGGCCGTGCTGATCTTCGCGTCGCCAACAGCCGTCATGGCGAATGCGTTGGCCGAGCTGTCGATGAACGAGGTCGAGTTGTTCTCGCCGTCGAAGTGCAGCAGCAGGGTTGCAATCGACCCCGGCGGCTCTACTGTTTCGCTGCCACGGAACTCAAGGTAGTTCATTCGAGCACCAGGAAGTTAAGCACCAGCTCGACAGCGGTGCCGTCGCCGACCTGTGTGGCGAAAACCTCGACCTTCGAGCCCTTCAGGATCTCGAAGAGCGCCAGGTTGTCCATGGTCCCCGGCGCGCTCTTCGTCTCGGTGTTGGGGACCTCCAGTAGCGTGCTGAAGGCGGACACGCCGTCGATGTGCACGTCGATGGTGAGCGTGTCGCCGGAGGCCTGCGCGGTCGTGAGTCCGGCCTCGATGCCGCACAGCAGCACGTCCTTGCCCCAGTTCGGGATCGTGCGCAGCAGGCCCTCGGCGATGGGTGTGGTCGCGTCGCTGCATGCGACCGTGTTGACGGTGTGCTGGTGCACGTTCTTGCCGGAGCCGCGGGCCAGCGAGGGCCCTGGCGTCGCCGTCGTGGCGTCGTCCACCGAAGTCAGCACCACGTCTTCTGCCGCGACCTCCGAGAAGTGCGCCCAGATACCGAAGCGGATCTGCCGGCCGATCTGCCGGTCGATGGCGACGATGCGGCCCTTGCGTTCGCCGGCCATGCCCAGCCGGGGGCCGGTGAGCGTGACCTTGTCCATCAGCTGCAGCGCGGCAGCCTCAGGCGTGTCCCGCGCGATGCCGACATACCAGACCGCGACGCCGCCGAAGAGGCCGAGCACTTTGCCTGCGAACTCTTCGCGCGCCGCCGGGTCGCCCGCGAAGTGGTTGGCCTGGATCTCGATCGTCAGGGACTCGGCGTGCTTGTCCTCGGAGAGCACGGTGGCGGCCTCGCCGACGAAGCTGGTGAGCCAGTTCTCGCGGGCCAGCATCTCGGCCGCGGCGCCGTCCAGGTTCGGGATGCCGGCGAGCTGTCCCTGCACCGTGGCCCCGGCGTTGACGCGGACCTCGTAGAAGCGGCGGTCGAAGGCATCGGGCGTCTCCACCGACCAGTTCTTCGAGTTGTCGCCGTCGTCGTAGAAGACGAAGTCGGTGTCGTAGTCGTCGGACGAGGTCGGCACGATGTAGCGCTGCCAGAGCTTGTCATCCGCGCTGAAGCCGATCAGCGACAGGTGCGCGCGGGCCATGTCCTCGAGCACATCGGCGAAGGTCTCGGTCTCGATGCTGCGTGAGCCGACGCTGAGGTCGACGCTGCCTGCGGCCATCGGGTCGGCGTCCGTGACACCGGCCATGATCGCGAACTCGGTGAGCGTGATCGTGGGGCTGTTGGCGACGTAGCGCAGCTCGGTGTAGACCTTCGAGCCGAGGCGGATCCAGAGCCCTTCGTTGATGGGGTCGCCGCTGCCGTCGTCATACCACCAGCGATAGCTCGCCGGGTTCACGGTGCCTGACGTGAGATCGGAGCGGCTGGAGGCCTCGCCCTGGTTCGTGAGCAGCCGGCCGCCGTCGGTGACGTAGTCGATGTCGGTCGGCGGGTTCAGCTGCACGAACCATTCGTTGCCGCCCTCGGCGAACTCGAACGGGGTGATGAGGATTGGCGCCGGCATGCCGGGCGTGCCGAAGCGGTAGGGCCGGAAGCGTCCGCCGGCAGCCTCGTTCAGCGCCCAGTCGAAACCCAGCTTGCAGACCCTGGCCGCGAACAGCGCATCGCGCCCGCGCAGCTTCAGGATCATCTTCGATGGTTCCTGCGGCGTCTGCGGCGTGAAGCGCGGCGTGCCCTCGATGTAGGCCACGAACTCGACCGTGGTGAAGTCGCCCGGGAACGTGCCGCCCGCCGGGCCGCGGTAGCAGGTCACGGTGCCGCCGCTGACCGCGATGCCGAGCAGCGCGCTGTCGAAGCGGCCGTCGGCGTTGCTGTAGACCGCCTCGCCGAGGTTGCGCGCAATGAGGCCGGGCCGTGGGCCGTTCGGGAAGGCCGACAGGCGGATGGCGCCGGGGTCCAGCAGCAGCGCCGGCACGCCCACCAGCGGGCCGGTTCCGACCTGCATCGTCGGCGCACCAGGCGTCTCGATGACGTGCACGAAGACATCGCGGCGCGCCATGGTCAGGCCCTCGCCGTTTCGCGGGCGGTGAGCCGTTGCTGCTGGGCGCCCTCACCCAGCGCCGACTTCACGCCATGCAGCGCGGCAATGCTCTGCGCGTGGCCGGCTTGGCCGATGCCGGCGATGGCGTTGAGCACAGTCGTTTGCCGCTTCAGCTCCGCGTTCTGCGCACGCAGTTCGGCGACCTGCTGCTGCAGCAGCTCGACCTGGCGGTCCGTCCCGGTGGTGGTCACCGTCAGCAGCGGCGTGAGGTCGATCACCTGGCCGCCGCCGGTCTTCGGTGCGCCGCTCAAGCCGCCGCTGGAGCCGGCCGGGCCGTCGACAAAGGTCACGTCGCCCGGCTTCGATGCGGCGGCCGCGGCGGCACCGCCGACCGTGGAGAGCGCCAACGCGTCGAGGTCGCCGATCACCTTGTCGAAGATCGCGGCGTAGGCACCGCTGCTCGCGTACGCGCCCTGCGCCTCCTGCAGCAGCGTCTGGGCCACGTTGGTGAGGTCGCCGCGGGCTGTTTCGTCGCCTGCCTTGGCCTTGGCCAGCGTGGTGTCGTACTGCGCCTGCGCGGCGGCCAGCTGCGCCTCTTGGCTGAGCGGCGACAGGTCCGACGACTTCAGCGAGCCGGTGAACTTGGTGAGGTCGGCCGCGAAGCGCGCCAGCTCGTCGTCGGTGCCGTGGATCGCCTCCTGCAGCTGGTCCCACAGCGGCAGCGCGTCCAGGATGGCTTCCTTGCCGTCGATGCCGACGGCCTGGAACAGCGCCAACACGTCTGCCTTCGTCGCGCCAAGGATGTTCGACGCACTGACGTCGAGGCCGCCGGTGGCAAGCACCTCGCTGATGCGGCCGGAGAGGTACCCGGTCAGCTCGGCACCCTCCAGGAACTGGCTGGCAACCGAGTCCACGCGACCCGACACGTTCTGCCAGCGCGCTGCAGAGTTGGCCGCGTCGATCGCTTCGTAGATGAACTGCTTCGTCTGGGCAAGTGCGGGGTTCAGCAGGCGCAGCGCTTCGAGTTCGCGCTGGTGCTCCAGTGCGGTGGCCGCGGCTTCGTTGCCCAGGGCGCGTTGAAGCTCGATCTGGAGATCCAGCTGCCGATCGGCCAGCGCCGCGGCCGCTTCGGCGGCATCGTCCTTCAGGTCGGCCAGGGCGCCGGCGGCCTGCACCACCGCGGTCTTCATCTCGATGCTGTTCGTGCCCACCGCGACGACCGACCGCGCGAAGGCCTCGATGTCTTCCTTGGAGGCCCCCATGAGCTGCTCGACGCTGAAGGTGAGGCCTACCCCTTGGAGGTCGCCGGAAATCGCCGCGTAGGCCGACGTGGTGCGTTCGGCGGGGGTTTGGAACTTGGGGAGCGCGCGATCAATGGCCGTGTTGAGCCCGGCCCGCAGGTTCTCCGACCGCTGCGCGACCTGGTCGAAGGCGCCGCCCAGCGCGATCAGTGCCGTAAAGGCGGCTCGCCCGGACTCGGTCGCAAGGTCCTGCCCAGTGACCAGATCGCGGTATGCATCGCGCGCGGTGTCGGCGCCGTCGGCCACGCTGGGCATCGTCAGGCCCAGCTGCGTGAACGTCTTCGTCAGCTGCCCGGTGAGCCGATCGACCTTCTCCTGCTCGGTGTAGAACGCGTCGTAGAAGGCGCTGGCGGCGCTGGTGAGATTCGAGACGCTGCCGTCCTTGTCACCGAACCGCGCCGCCAGGTCGATCGCCGAGCCCGCGCCGGTGACCGACGAGGCCAGCGTGTTCGCGCCCAGCTGCTCCAGCACGTTGTTCACGCCGAGCAGAGCACCGCCGACGCGCTGGATGGTTTGCGTGACCGTCTCGCCGTAGCGCTGCAACGGCTTGATCGCGGCCTCGTAGCCGCCCATCAGCGCGTCGCCGTACTTCCCGAGCGCCTCGGTGATGGCGGTCTTGTTCTTCTCCGCGTCGTCGCCCAAGCTCACGCGGATGTCGGTGGTGATGCCGGCCAGCTGCTCGGCGGGCAAGCCCAGGGCCTCGCCGTACTTCTTCGCTTCCTTCAGGATCGCGGCCGCGGCGTCGTCGAGGAACATGTCGACCGACTCGGGCACGGCCTGCGTGTCCGTACGGCGCTTGTCGGACCTGAACCAGCCGCCCTTCTCCAGGATGTCGGCGTAGGCCTCACCGGAGAACTGGCCGCCACCGATCGTGCCCTGCACGCCGGTGTCCGTGACACGGGGTGACGCGCGACCGAAGAGCTTTGTGTAGACCGCGCCGCCGCCCCAGATGTTGGCCGCACGGTCGCTCATGCCGCCGATCTTCAGCAGGTCTGTGAACGTGGACTCGGGCGAGTACCGGAACGCGCCGGTCAGGTTCTCGTTGTTGTAGCCGGCCTCCCAGGCGCTGCGACTGCCCATCCAGGCGGCGACGAATGCGGCCGCGTAGAGCGTCCACGCCGAGGCGCCGGCGCTGGCGCCTGCCCCGCTCGCGGCCTGGCCGCCGGCCACGGTGATGCCCTCACCGGCGGCCTGAGAAGCGAACAGCGTCGCGGATTCGCTCGCAGCGAGCGATGACGCCGAGGTTCCAACGCCGGCCCACGATCCATTCGAGGCAATCAGCGCGCCAAGGCTGTCCCCGCCTGCCGCTCCCACCGCGTTGGCGTACCCCAGCGACACGCCGGACGCGCCGGCGGTTGTGCCGGCGCCGAGGTAGCTGGCAAGCGCGTTCACGCCACTGCTGTAGCCCGTGCCGGCCTGATACAGGCTCACCAGCGTGTTGGCGTTGTTCAGGCCCGCCGCCGCAGCGCTTGCGCCGCCGCCCGAGGCGCCGCCTGTCACGAAGGAAGCGATAGCGCCGGAGACAGGAGCCACCACCGCCTGGATGATCGGCCGCAGGATCAGCGTGCGGAAATAGCCCTTGAGGTAATCGGCTGCGCTCTTGCCGCCTTCCATCAGCGCATCGGTGAGGGACTGGCCGATCTGGTCGTTGGTCTTCTTCCACTCGTCCAGATAAACCCGCGTCACAGCAGCGGCTGACGCGCGGGCGGCAGCGGCGCGTGCTTCGGCCGACAGCGTCTCGCGCTGCTCGAACGACAGGCCCTCGGTGCGGTTGATCCGCTCCAGCTCCTTTCGCAGCGCGATCTCGACGCGCAGCTTTTCGAGCGCCACACCGCGGGCCTGATCGGTGGCGCCGATCATCCTGGCCTCCAGCTCCAGCATGGCGTTGGCGTCGTCGATGGCCTGCGCGTAGTCCCGCACCGCATCGCGCGCCGAGCTGTAGGCCCGGGCGAACTGCACGTTCAGTGCGTCGATGGCGGCTTGGCCGTCTGCTGCTTCGACGCGGTAGGCCTCCTCCGCCGCCCTCTTCCTCGCGTAGATGGCCTCGGCGACCTGGTACTGCACCGCCTTCTCGGCGTTGCCGATCTCGATGGCCTTCGCGTGGTACTGGCCCTGCAGCGACGCAACCTGCGCGTCGCTGTCCATCTTCGACTGCGCCAGCTTGATGCTGGCCCCGATCGCGGCCTGCTCGGCCTTCAGCAGCGCCACGTTCTTCGCGCCGGTCTGCTCGATGGCCTCGATGGGGCTCAGCAGGCCGCGCTTGGCCTTGCTCTGGATCGCATCGATCTCGCCGCGGATGGTGGCCGACATGGCGGCATAGGCGGCCTGCGCGTGTGCCGCCTGAACGTCCAGCGCGCGCCCCACACCTTCGATGTGCTTCTTCGTCGCGTCCGCGGCCGCCTGCTGGGCGCTGGCAGCCTCGCGTTCCATGTAAATCTGCTGGCGCAGCTCTTCCACGCGCGCGCGCATCGCCTCGCGCCGCGCATCGGCCCGCGTTGGGTCGGTGCCACGGCGAGCGGCAGGCGCGTCCGCGAGCGCCTTCTCGGCGGCGGCCAGCTGCTCCTCCAGCGACACCTTTCTCCCGATGCCGAGCATCGCGTCCCACGCGTCGGATGCGGCGCTCTTGATCAGGCGCCAGCCTCGTTCGATTCCGCCCAGCTGCGACTCCAGGTCGGCGGCCCGGGTTTTCAGCGCGTCGGCATAGGCGGCCTGCGCGACCGCGGCGGCCTCCGTGGTCTTGTGCTGCAGCTCCAGGGCGCGCACCTGGTCGTACACCGCTCGCGTCAGGAAGTTCTCGGCTTCGTTCAAGCGCACCAGTGCGCTCAGCGGCGCGCGGCCGAGGTCCTCGAACTTCTTGGCGGTGGCCTCGACGGCAGCCCCGCCGGCCCGCTCGAAGCGGATGGCTGCGTCGGCAGCCTTGGCCAGGCTGCCGGCGCTGACCTGGCCGGTGCTGGCCAGCAGCGCCAGCGCTTCTGCCGCCTTTGCCTGCGTGCCGACGACGGCGTCCTGCGCTTTCGCCAGTTCCTTCAGTTGCCCCGTGGTGGTGCCGGCAGCGTTGCCGCTGAGGATCAGAGAGCGCGCATACGCGTCGTTTTCAGCGGCGCCCTGCTGGTACGCCAGCGCAAGAGCTCCAGCGCCAGCGGCCAGGCCACCGATGGCCGCGATGGTCGGCGTAATGGCGGATGTGAGCGTGCGAAGTGAGCCGGAGAGGCCACCCTGCATCGAGGACAGCTGAGAGCCCTGCTGCAGCAGCGCCGTGAGGATCGGCTGCCCGCCCTGGACCTGGATGAAGAAGTCCTGGAACTGGGCGCCAATCTGCGCGATGCCGGGCCCGCCGGTGCCGACCTTGGCGGCGGCATCGCCCACCTTGCCGATCGCAGTGGCGGCCGCGTTCGCGCCGGCTTGCACCTGCGGCACGCCATCGAGGTTTAACTTGATGCGGATCTGGTCAGTCACGGCCTAGCGCTCCGAAGTGCTTCGCGCATTGGCGTCGGTCGCGCTCGGCGCGGACCTTGGCGTTGATCCAGGCGCGTTCCATGGCGCAGACATCGAGGAAGGCGGCCTCGCGCTGGTCTGGCGGCATTGCGGCGAAGACAGGCGAGGCCCGCACGCCGGCGTAGTCCAGGCCTGTTGGCAGCCCGGCAGGTCCGTACCGAAACTGCGTCTCGACGCCCAGGAACAGCTGCAGGGCCGGTTCGTGCTCGGGCCAGAGCAGGAACTCATCCGGCTCTTCCGCGGCGACCCTGGCCTGCTCAGCCAGCAGCAGCGCAGTGGCGCCCTCCTGAACCGGCGGCTCCTCGTCGTCTGGGGCGTCATCGCGCACGGACTGCTGCTCATCTGGCGCCCCTTCTTTGAACGCGCCGGCCGCCAGCAGCTCGGCCAGCGCGGTCAGTTTCCCGACTTGGCCTTGATCCCCGTGGCCGAGAGGTACCCGCTGTAGACCAGCCCGGGCGTGCTCGGGAACACGCTGTAGACCGCCGCGAGTGCCTGCGGCCCGGAGGCCGGCGGCGCGCCCGTGTCCACGTCGACCAGCGGACATTTCAGCTTGCCGTCCTCACCCGACAGCCACTTCAGCAGCCGCGCCTCGGCCATCTTGGTGAGGAAGTCCCCGACCGTGACGCCGCTGCCTTCGCCAGGCAGCGCAACGCGGGTGGCCTCGACGCGGAAGCCGACCTCGACCGTTTGATCCTCGGCCGTGAAGCTGAACTCCACGTCGAAGTGCACCTTGTCGGAGACGACGAGCTTGTAGGGCATGCGGCGTCCTTCAGGCAGCGACGAAGCTGGTGGCGCGACCGATGAACAGGAACGCGATCTTTCGCTGCACCACCGGCTGGTAGTCGGCCTGCTCGGACGCCCAGACGTAGCCGTAGCCGTACTGCACGGCGCCGCCCATGACGAACTTCATCGCCTTCGGCGTGCGGGCGCGCGAAGCGGCCAGCAGCGCCTGCTGGTCGGTGCGCGACTGGTCGAAGCCCAGGCTGCAGCGCCAGCGCGAGGCGGTCTCGCCGTTCGGGATGTCGATGTCCCGGAACTCGTCCCACGGGCTGATCGTTTCGAACTTCGGCTCGCCACCCTCCGAGCTGGCCTCGAGGATCTGGCCGATCTTCGTGCCGAAGGTGATCTCGTACGAAGTGCCGGTGTCGCCCGTGGTCGGGTTCATCGTGGTGTCGGTGGAGCTGTAGCCGGCCATCGTGAAGGTGTCAGTCGTGACGGCCGACACCTGGGCGATGACGTTGTTGAAGTCGCTCCAGGCCTCCATCAGGAGCAGCACCGGGTCGCCATTCGTGTAGCCGTGGGCGGTGCTCGTGAAGACCACCGGATTCGCGTTCGTCGCGCTCTCGATGGCCTTGCTGGCGGCGCGCGCGCTCTCCAGGTAGACCTGCGAGCCCTTGGTGAGGATGTAGGACATGTGGTTGCTCCGGTGAGGTCAGGTGCTGGGCCGTCGCGCGCTCAGGCCGCGGGCTTCTTGGGGGCGTCGGCCGCGGCTGGCGCTGCCGGCGTAGCGTTGGCGGCAGGCTGTTCGACCGCGGCCCACGAGTCGCTACTCGCGAGCAGGACCTTCGCCACCTTTTCGGACACGTGCAGCACCTCGCCGGGCTTCACGATGACCCCGTTGTGCGCCACGGGCTGCTTCGCGGTGATAGCGACCGGGGAATGCTTCGTCGCGGGGTTCAGGATGGTGGCCATGGTCTGTCGCTCCGTTTGGGGGTCAGAGGGTGGTGGTGGGGTCGGCCCCCGGGGTCATGTAGAGGGCATCGAAGACCTGCAGGCCGCGGCGGATCGGCTGGTCGGTGCCGTTCTCGTCGTCGGCCATGTAGCCGGCCAAGGTGAGCGACTTCACGCCCGGCAGCTCGCCGTTGGCGGCCGCAGTCAGCAGCGCCGCCTCGACCTCTGCGACCAGGTCGTCGCGGGCGCCCTGCGGATCCGCGCCGCCCTTGATCTCGGCGATGACGACGAAGCGGTAGTGCCGCTCCACGTCGCCGTCCAGGCTGATCTCGCGTTGGGATTCCGTCAGGCTGCCGTCGCTGAAGCGGGCGCCGTAGTCCTCGACCAGCAGCGACTTCGTCACCGGCCGGTCGCTGAACGGATGCTCGGCCACGTTGCTGCCGGCGGCCGTGCGCGCGTCGCGCAGCACGTCGACGGCGGCCTGGCGGATGAGCTTGCGGGCGTGGGCCATGGCGTCAGGTCGTGAGCTGCAGCGGCAGCGTGATGAGGCCGGTGCCGTCGCGCTCGGGCTGGCGGACCTCGTAGACCGCGATCTCGCCCTGCAGGTCGGGAGGCGCCACCAGCGTGGAGCCCTCCTCGACGTAGGGCACCGCGGCTTCCGGGCACGTGAAAGACGGCTTGGTGCCGGCGATGCCGTCCACGGCCGAGTAGCCACGATCGAGGATGCCGGCGACGGCCTGGCCGTCGATCTGCACCTCGGTGGCGTGCTCGTTCTTGTCGAAGAACACGCTCAGGTCCTCGGTCATGGGCATGGCGCGGCCGCTCGCTTCGCGCGTCAGGTCTTGCCGGGCTTCGAGGCCTTGCCGTCGGCGGCCAGCTGAGCGGCGGCTTCGGCTTCAGCCTTGGCGCGGGCGTCGGCCTCGGCCTGCGCTTCGCGCGCGGCGGCTTCCTCGGCGTCGGCCTTCTCGCGCGCCTTGGCGGCGGCGGCTTCGCGCTTGGAGGCGGCCTCGCGAGCCGCTGCGACGTTTGGCGTGGCAGCCGAGCCGGAGGCGACCAGCTGAGCGGCGGCCTTCTCGTCGACCGTGAGCTCGTCGCCCTCTTCGAAGACCTCGCCGTTGCGATGGATGGTCGTCAGCGAGATGAGGGCGATCAGCTTGGGCTTGGTGGTTGCCATGGTGGGCTCCTGAAGAGGTTGAGCTGCGCCAGCGATCAGCTGACGGCGTCGGTGATCAGGTAGCCGGCCGTCGCGCCCACGAGGTAGGGCTTGCGCGCGTCGGTGTACGGGTAGTACCAGGTCTTCGAATTCGGATCCCAGTACGCCTGCTCGGCGAACGGGTAGCCGTTGAGCTGGTACGTGTAGCCGAAGCTGGGCGAGCCCATTTCCGCGGCCGACGCCGGCTGCGTGTAGGCCAGCAGCGCATGCTTGCCCCACACGTCGGCGAAGGTCGGCGCCGTGGCGGTGCCGGTGTTGTAGACCGCGCGGCCGACGACGATCTGGTCGACCTCGAACAGCGCTTGCAGTTGCTGAATCGTGGCGGGCGGCCGATCGCTGGCGGTGCTGAGGCGGTCCAGCACCTTCGGATGCGATCGCAGAGCGGTCAGCACCTTCGGGCCCAGCTCCAGGACGTTCGGGAAGTAGCCGATCTTGGCGCGGATGGCTTCCTTGCCCGTCTCGATGTCCGTGAACGGATCGCTGTCCGTGTGCACCACGTTCCACTGGTCATTGCCGGACAGCGTGACCTTGTTGCCGGCCGGGTAGTTGGCGGCCGTCGTGGCAAGCGTGGCGGCCTCCACCTCGCGCTCCAGCTCCATCATGTTCTGGACCTTGCGGATCGCCATCGCGCCCTGGTTCAGGTTCGGCACGGCCTGCGCCTCTTCCATCAGCTCGCGCGGCACGGAGCCTTCGAGCGAGTAGTCGACCAGGCTGAAGTCGCCGCTGGCGTAGCCGAACTGAACCCGTTTCGTGTTGGCTCCGGGCGCGCGCTTGCTGTTGATCAGCATGAAGTCCTCGGCGCCGAAACTGAGGATCTTTCCGGCCCGGGCCCCCACCGAAACGCGCGGGAACAGCACGTCGGCCACCGCCGCCTGCGGGCTGCGCCAGCCCCGCGCAACGGTGGTCAACATCGGGTCGATGACCCGGGCTTGTGCGGTGGTCTGCTGGGCCATGTGGCTGCTCCGTCAGGTGATCGAAATCGGTGGTGGGTGAGCGTCAGGCGTTCGGGATCAGCAGGACCTCGATGAGGTCACCGTCCGCTGCAGCGGCGGTCAGCGCTTGCGCGACCTTCGTGTTGGTGCTGTCGTGCGCGACGACCTTCCCGGCCGCATCCACCTTGCAGGCGCCCTTGACTGCGATCGCACCGCCGGCTTCGACGATTGCCGTGCCGACGCAGTCGACCGTGAGCTGGTCACCGCTGACGCCGGCAAAGCGCGTGACGCCGAGAGCCGGGCCGCCGGCAGCGGGATAGGTGCCATCCGCCTCGACGAAACGATTAGCGGCGACAGTGGCCGCGGCCTGGACGGTCAGCGAGACGACCGCGTAGCTGCCAAGCATTCCCATGGTGGGCTCCTAGGTGGTGAAAGGTGCGTGTGCGATCAGCCGGCGTAACCCAGGCGCTGGGCGGCCAGCAGCGGGTCGATGCCTTCCTTGGCGGCGAGCGCCGCGACCTCGTCGGCCTTCTGCTGCTCGGTCTTCTCGCCCTTCGGGTCGACGGCCTTCGTGCCGGCCGTCTTCACTGGATCCGGCGCCTCTTCCGCGCTGGCCTTGGCCGCCGCGTCGAGCTTCTTGCGCTCGGCCGCATTGACCTGCAGCGCGGCGTCGCCGGGGCTGGTCTTGCCGTCGAACTTCAGCGACGCGATCAGCGCCTCGTGGCCGGGCAGCACGGCGTTCTCTACGCCCTGGATGCGCGCACGCTCCTGCTCGGCGCCGAGCGCGATGAGGGCTTGTGCAGCTTCCGGCGACTCGGCGCGGATCTGCTCGACGGTTTGCGGCATGGTGATGACTCCGGAGGTGGGTTGCGCGCTGGCGCGGGTGCCGCGCGAGGACGGCCGGGACTTGTTGAGGTCGGTGATGAGTGCGTCGAGCGACGTGATGCCGTCGACCAGGCCGGCGGCCACGGCTTGGCGGCCGCGGAACACGCGGCCATCGGCCATGTCCTGCAGCACCTTCTCTTCGGACACGCCGCGGTGCTTTGCCACGGCCTCGACGAAGAGCGCATAGACGTAGTCGACGTCGTCCTGCAGCGTCTGGCGGCCGGCGTCGGTCAGCGGGCCGTACATGCTGGCGCTGCGCTTGAACTTGCCGGCGGTGATCTCGGTGGTGCGCACGCCCTCGCGGGATTCGGCGACCGACACGTCGACGTGCTTCACCACCACGCCGATCGAGCCGACCTGCGTGGCGTTGTCGACCGCGTAGGCCTTGAAGGCGGCGGAGCCGATCCAGTAGGCCGCGGAGCACATGCCGCCGTCGGCCAGTGCCACGATGGGCTTGCGCTCGCGCGCCGCGAAGACGGCGTTGGCCAGCTGCTCGGTGCCGTCGACGGTGCCGCCGGGGCTGTCGATGGCCAGGATGATGGAGTGCGCCTCGTCGTCGTCCAGCGCCTGCTGCAGGTCGCGCGCCATCAGCTGCATGGAGCTGCCGCCGCTGATCGACATGAACATGTTCATGCGCTTGGCGAGCACGCCCGTGATGGGCACGACGGCGACGCCGCGGTCGACGGTGTAGCGGCGCTGCTCGTTCTGCAGCGGCCGGCCCAGGCGGGCCTCCATCGCTTCGAGGTCGACCTTCTCGCCGCGCGCGTGGCGTGCCGCGATCTCGTGGATCGTCAGCAGCATCTCGGGCTGGATGGCCCAGGGCGCGTTCAGTGCTTGAAGGATGGTCGACATGTGCAGCCAAATCGAATGGCTGCGCACTCTATGGATTCGACCCGCCGGAAATAACGGGGGATTTCAGGCCGGCGCCGGCGCAGGGGTTGGCGCCTTCCCTGCAGGCGCGGCTGGTTTCGGCTGCTCGCCGGGCACGGTCAGGCCGGCGTCGCGCCTGGCCTTGGCCTCGCGCAGCGTCTGCTGGTGCTTGGTTTGCCAGTCGATGCCGTCGTGCAGGATGCTTTCGGCTTCGAGCGTGCTGATGCCCAGCGCCACCCTGCCCTCGGCGGCCTCGACGTCCTTCGTGGGGTCGATCGAGCCGGGCCCGTCGCCCACCCACTGCGCCTTGCACCAGGCGGCGCGCCGCACCTCGTCGGCGAAGAAGCCGGGCGCGGCGATGCGGCGGTTGGCGACCTCGTCGGCGAGCCACAGCTCATAGATCGGCTGGCAGAAGTACGTGGCCAGCCAGTCGCGCCAGCCGATGAAGTACTTCCAGGCCATGAGCAGCGCGCCGCGTGCGGCGCTGTAGCTGCTCTGGTAATGCATGATCAGGACCTCGTACGGGATGCCGATCGCCATGCCGATTTGGCGAATGCACGAGGTCACGAACGGGTCGAACTGCGCGTTCGGTCGCGCCGGATTGACCTCGATGGGCTCCTCGCCCGGCAGCAGGTTGACGACCTGGCCGCCCTCCATTTCGCCGGACCACTTCGAGGCGTTCGCGACCGAGGCCTCGACCAGCACCTTCTGAGCGTCGGTTTCGAACATGTCGGCGAAGGCCTTCGGGTCCATGCGCACGAACACGCTGAACAGGCTCGACGTGACGGCCGCGGCCAGCTCGCTCTCGGTGTAGCGCGAGAGCTGCTTCAGCGGCTCGATGACAGGTGCGAGGATCGGCACGCCGCGGCGCAGCCCCGGCCGCGTCACGCGGTAGAGGTGCAGCACGTTGCGCCGGCCCGACGCGCTGCGGGCCTCGCGCCTGGTCCAGGTCAGGTCCGTGACGTTGTCGCCGGGGTGCCGGTTCGTGAAGTGGTAGGCCACCGCCTCACCTGTCTCGGCGTCGTGGTCGATGCCCTCGGTGCGCGTCTCGGTGTCGGCCTCGCGGCCTGGGTTCGAGCAGAAGTCGGCTTCGAGCAGCTGCACCGCCAGCTTCCTGCGGCCGCCGACGCCGCGCGGCACCATCGGCGTCAGCGCGAAGACGTCGCCGCGCACCATGGTGCTGCGCAGCGTCAGGTCCTGCAGGCCGTAGAAGTTGAGCTTGCGCGCGAGATCGCAGTCCACCGACTCGCTCCAGGCGCGGAAGCGTCGGCGCGTGTCGGTTTGCCAGGCCTCGCGCTGCTCATCGGACAGGCCGAGGAAGGCGCCGTCGATCTGTGGGTTGCAGGACAGGCCGGTGCCGACCGTATGCAGCGCGGTGGTGTTGATGACGCCGGCGGCCACCGGCGCGTTGCGCTCCAGGTCCGCTGCGCGCTGCCGCAGCATCGGCAGGTCGGCGATGACGTCCGTGGCTGGCGAGCCTGCCGTGGTGCGCCACGAGGTGAGCGACGCCTTGTCGATTCTGGCGCCGGCGTAGCCGCCGGCCAGCGCCAGCGCGCCGCGGGCCTGCATGCGACGGATCGCCGTCTTCGGCGCCACGTAGGCGATGAGCTTGTCGAGCAGGTTCTGTGGTGCGAAGAGGCCGGGCGGCACCAGCGGCGGGTTCTGCGACATGGGTCAGCCTCTCGGGACGACGACGCGGTTGCGGCCGAGCGTGCTGGTGCCGAGGGTCTCGGCACGCGCGTTCCAGGTCTTGATGCCTTCCTGGATCTCGGCCAGGTTGGCCCGGCGCAGCTCGCGCTCGCCCTGCGGCGTCTGGATGCGGTAGGACTGGCCCGCCAGCACCGCGGCCTCCGCGGCCAGGTAGAGGGCGAGCTGGGCTTCGGCTTGAGCGAGGGTGATTCCGGCCATGGGCGCGCAGGATAGGCACCGCCGCGGGCGGAAATAACGGGGGGTTTAGCGCCGCAGCAGCCGGTACATGGTCTCGCGCACGCTGTCGGTGGCCACCGCCTCGCGCGGCGCCGGCGCGGCTGGCGGCCGCCCGACGTTGCCCGTCATCGTCTTCCAGACCTGCACGCGCTGCCCGCCCCATTCGGCCCGGATCTCGACCTCCACGGCCAGCAGCACCGCCTCGCTGATGCCGGGCATCGCCGCGCGCACCTGGTCGAGCGTGGCCCGCACGATGTCGCGGCGGTCGTGGTCGGCCACGGTCACCGCCCCGCGCGCTGGAAGCGCGCCATGTTCGTGAGGCCGCTGATCTTCGGCGCCAGGCCGGCGGCCACCACTTCGGCGCCCTTCGGCTTCGCCGGTTCGGCCTTGACCTCTACCGGCCGCACCAGCGCCTCGCGCCGCGCCCAATCGCCATCGCTCCAGCGGTCGATGCCGGCCCAATGCGCCGCGGCCAGCGCGTACACCGCGCAGTCGAGCCCCTCGTTTCGCTTCCCCGGCGGAAGGATCCACTCCAGCCGCGGCCGACCCTTGACATAGCGCGTCACCAGGCGCTCGGACGTGATCTGCTCGAACTCGTCGGCCGGCAGTCGCTTCGAAAGGTGCACATAGCCCGGGCCCGGAGCAATGACGCGCAGGCGGCCGTAGATCTCGGCCTTCGCGGTGTCGGTGCCGATCTCCCACAGCTTCACGCCCTTCGGGATCTTCTGGCCGCGCCAGTTCACCTCCACGTCCTTCGGCTTGCCGACGATCGGCTTGCCGGCGACGCTGGCGCCCTTGACGGCCAGCACGTGCTCGGCCTGGTGCTCGCGGCAGTAGGCGTAGACGGCCTGCGTGGAGTGGCCGTCGCCGGAGTCGACCATGGTGGCCAGCAGCGGGACCTGCGCGCCGGCCTCGTTCAAGATCGGCGTGCGGCGGTACTCCGTGAGCTGCGCCCAGGCGCTGCCCTTCTCGCTCTCCGGCCGCGTCGGGTCGCCGTAGAAGACGGCGCGGTCAACCAGCTGCCGCTCCATCCCGCGAGCCCAGCTGTAGAGGCGCGCCTCGATGCGGTCGCGCTGCACGTCGACGCCCAGCGTGAGCACGCAGCCGACGATGACGACGCGCAGCGGCCAGTCGCCGGCGCGCTTGCGCAGCGCGTGCTGGTCAGCGCGGTCGCCCTGCTCTTCGAAGGTCTCGGCCAGGCGCGTGTTCACGAAGACGCGCAGCAGCGACACGTCGCCCTTGGCCACGGCCTGCATCGCCTCGTACCACTCCAGCGCGATCTGCTGCCACGACAGCCAGCCCAGCGGCGAATACAGGCCGTTGAGGTGGAAGCCCCGCACCTTGCCGCCGCGCGCGCCGGGCTTCTCCGCGACCCACACGCCGCCAGCCAGCATCGCGCGCTTGTGGTGCTCGCGGATCTCGCAGCCGCCGGCGACGCAGACGTAGCGCACGCTGCTGGGCACCGGCGCGCCGGCCGCGTCCTTGTCCCACTTCAACCCGTGGTGCTGGTCGGCGCCGAACTCCAGCGGCTGATAGGTGCCGCAGTGCGGGCACGCGACGTGGTACCGGCACTTGTCGGAGGCCTCGAACGCTGCCTCGATGCGGCTGAAGTCCTTCGTGGTCGGCGTCGAGCTCTTCAGCCGCTTCTTGCGCGCGAAGGTGGTCTGCCGGGCCTCGGCCAGCTTGCCGGGGTCGCCCTCCCCGTCGACGTCCAGCGGGAAGTTGTCGATCTCGTCGAGGTACAGGTCGCGCACCGGCGTCGAGCGGAGATCGGCCGCGCTGTTGGCGCCGGCGATCACCAGGATGCCCCCGTCGAATTCCTTCAGCAGCGTGGTGTTGGCCTTGTCGCGCGAGCGGTTCGACGCGACCTTCTCGGCGAGTTGCGGGCTCTCGGTGAGCAGCGGCGCGATGCGCTGCCGGCTGTTGCGCTTGGCCACCGTGTTGGTGGGCCACACGATCATCACCGGGCCCGGGTTGGTGCCGATCGTGGCGCCCAGGCAGTTCAGCATGACGGTGGTCTTCGAGGTCTGCGCGGCCCACATCAGCACCACCTCTTCGACGGTGCTGCGCGCGCTCATGCAGTCCTGCGGCTCCTGCGCGTAGGGCGTGCGGTCGATGCGGTACTGGCCCGGCTCCGCGCTCTCGCTCGGCCCAAGGTACCGGTTCTTCACCGCCCATGCCGTGACGGTGAGCCGCGGCGGTGGCGTCATGAACTCGCGCAGCAGCTCGGCCGCGAGCGCGCGCGATTCGGCTTCGAACGAAGTGACGACGTCGGCCTCGGCAAGCATCACAGCACCCCGCTGATGCGCTCGAGCAGCAGGTCGACCTCGTCCTGCAGCAGGTCGTGCACCTTTGCCTCGTCCTGCTCCTGCGCCAGGACCGATTGCAGGCGCACCGGCAGCTGCAGCAGCGATTCGCGCAGCGTGGAGAGGTGGCGGGCCAGCTCGGCTCGCACGGTGTCGCGGTGCACCAGCACCTTGCGGCGCTCCAGCAGCGCCAGACGCGCCGTCTCGACGTCGATCTGCTCGCGCTGGGTGCGCGCGACCTGGTAGGGGTCAGCAGCGGCGCGCTTCTCGGCCGCCTGTGCCTTCCGCAGCTCCGGCCGCGCGCGCAACCGCACGTGGGCCTTGTGCCATGCGGCCGCGGCCTCCAGCGAATCGGTCGGCATGCCACGCCCCACCAGCCGCGAAACCTGCGGCTGCTTGATGCCGAGGTGCGTGGCGATGTCCTTTTGGGTGGGGCTGCTGCATGCCATATACCGGTTTTCAGCGGCCAGCCACTAGCGAAAAGGCGGGGCCCGAATCACCCGCGGTTTTGAGCCCTCCAGAAGGACCCTTTTTTTTTCTCATGCTTGTGCCATGCCGCGATTTTTTCGCCCATGGTTGCGCGCTCTTTTCGAAATTGGAGCAATACCAGCACGTATGGACGACGCCCTTACAAGATTCGCTGCGCCGCACCATCACGAACCCTTCGCCATGAGCCGCGCCGTCTGCTCCGCAATGGCCCTGCGCACATTGACCGAAAGGCGCTGCTCTGCAATGCGCCCGGCAATTGCGTCGAATGGGAATCGCGGGCTATATCGAGGCGGTGCGGTGAATATCACGACGGGCGTGACATTGCGTCCAATGAACTCACGCTGATAAATGCCAGGCGGCCCACCCTTGCGCCCCTTCTTCACGAAGAAGCGCCCACCGGCTTTCTTCTGCGCGGCGAGGCCCTTGGCACCGAACGCCATATTGCGGTTGTGCCCCGCCGTCAGCGTGATCCGCAGCTGCGACAGGATCTGGATGATCTGCCCGCGGTCCATGTTGCCGTGGGCGTCGAGCTTGGCGCCCTGGCCGGGAACGGCGAAGCGGCCGAAGGGCAGCACACCAGCCTTGCGAAGAGCCTTCTCGAACCCCTTGCTGCGACGCGCACCGCCGCGCACTTCGGGCAGTAGGTACTTCGTGGCCGGGATGCCCAAGCGAGAGGTGGCGTACTCATCCTTGAAGAACACCTCAGCCTCCAGCTTGTCGGCGCGTGCGGTGCGCACGAAGAGGCTGTTGATGGTGTAGGGCGTGGGCCTGTCGAAGACGCGCGGCAGCTCAGCCTGCACGCCGGCCTTGACCTCCACCGCAGTGCGCGTGAGTGCGGTGGCCAGCGTGGCCGCCATCCTGCGGTCGCTGAAGCCGCGCAGGCTCTGCTGCGTTTCCTTCAAGCCTTCGAGGATGGCGGTCACCTTCACGGAATGGGCCCCTGGTCAGCCCTGGGGCTGCTCGCCGCCGCCCTCGCCGGGGGTGGTGTTCGGCACGATGTCCGCCAGTGCACGTGCACGGGTGCGGATGTCGGTGAGCAGGGCCTCGTTCTCCGGGGTCAGGTTGCCGGCGTTGGCCAGCTGGTCCTGCAGGCCCTGGATCTTGTCGGCGATCTCGGTGCCGGCTTCGTTCAGCGCATCGCGGACTTCGGTCAGCGCCTGGTTGGTCTCTTGCTGGTTCATGGTGATGAGGCCTTTCATGGCTTCGATGGATGCGGACAGGGCCGCGATGGAAGCGAGAACACTGGCGGTGCTCTCGCAGGGATGGAAGTAGTGGTCGTGGCGGTGGTGGAACTCGAGCAGCGGCATGGCCGTTCCTTTCAGTGGATAGCGGCGCCATCGCCCAGCCGGGCCAGGCACAGCACGACGACGTAGAGGTGGGCGCTGTCGCGCTTCAGGCGCTCCAGCGGCAGGCTGCCGTGCAGCGTGCGGACAAGGCGGTGCATCGCCGTGTAGCCCACGCTGCGCAGGGGATGCACCAGCTCGGCCGGCATCACGCCGGTGCGGGCCGCATGGCGGAGCAGCACGACCGCGGCTTCACCGGGCAGCAGGGCCTGCTCGGGAGCTGGGTCACCGAAGGCGACGAGCAGGCGGCGCAGCTTGTCCAGCAGGGCCGGGCCCGTGGCGCCGAGCTCCAGCGCGAAGAGCATCGCCTTCGCCGCGGCGTCGATGTCTGCGACGTTCGGGCCCGGCGACAGGAAATAGCTGATGTCGGCGACGCTGCTCATGCTGCGGCCCCGAGCAGGTCCAGCTGCGGCCGCTCGACCTGCAGCTGCTCCACCGTGACGACGACGCGGGCGCCCTCCTCGTCTGGCTCCATGCGCTCGGACGAAAGGCGCCGCACCCACGCGTCGTCTTCGAACAGCACGCCCTTGAGGCTGTCGAGCAGCACCTTGTTGGCGTTGTCCAGGTCGATGCACTGCACGCTGTCGTCCCAGGCCGCGCCCAGCTTGCGCTGGCGGGCCTTGAAGTCGAGCGGCCGATGCGGGTAGAGCTGCACGGTGATGGCAACGCGGCCGGGCAGCGGGTGGTACACGCCCACGCCGATCGCGATGTCCAGCACCGTCTTGCGGTAAGCCTTCGCCTCGCTCGTGACGTAGACGATGGGCATCGGCTTGCCGCGCACCGGCATGACCCGCGAGGCCCAGTACCGGTTGGCGCTGATGGGGTACGGGAGGATCAGCTTCTTTGTCCCACCCGCGCGAGGGACTGGGATGGACGCAGCGCCAGCGGAGTCCTGTCCCTGTCCCGCTTGTCCCACTGTCCCGCTTTGTCCCACCCGGTTTTGTCCCCCCGGGACAACCGGGACATCCCAGACGGAGTCTGGGCGCGCGCGCACGAGGTTGTCCCGGTCGTTTGTCCCGGTGTTTTGTCCCGATTCGGCGATTTTTTGTCCCGCCATGGTCAGTCCTTTTTGAGGGTTATGACGATGCCGGCGGCCACCTCGATGTAGCCGTGTTGCACCGCCCAGGCCTTCGCGCGGTTGAACACGCGCTTGCGGCTTTCGGGGTTCTCGATGCCGCACTCGTCGCCGAAGACCTTGCGCAGTTCGGACTCCTTCATGCCGTTCTGCACGAGCGTGAGCAGCAGCTGGTTCTTGCCGACGCGTCCGGCCTTGGCCTCGACGCGCATGGCCTCCTCGACCTCTTCGGCGCTGGTGAGGTGGCGAGCCACCAGGGACGTGACCTCGTCGCCGTCCTCGTCGGTGCCGAGCCGGAACTTGCTGAGCGAGAAGGTGACGTCGTCGAAGGTGTCGCCGTCCTTCTGCTTGCTGCAGCTGACGGTGGCCAGCATTTCCTTCTCGTCGCGGAAGACGCCCAGCAGGAAGTCGACGTTGCCGCGGATCGCGCTGGAGCCGCGCGGCCGCTCGGTGGCCATGTGGCCGCTGTGGTGCAGCACCAGCACGGCGCAGGACCACAGCGCGCGGAAACGGGCGCCCAACTCGCGCAGGTACGCGGCCACCTCCGCGGCGCTGTTCTCTTCGCCTGCAAAGGTCTGCGACAGCGTGTCCACCACCACGAGCGCCGGCGTCTGGCCGATGGCCTGGGCCGCGTCCACGACGCGCCAAGCCTCGCTGCCGAGATCGACAGCCACGGGCACGACGGTGAAGAGCTGGCGGATGTCGCTCCAGCGAAGATTGCGGGCCCGGTGCCACGCGTCGATGCGCGGCCAGAGGCCGGTGCCGCCCTCGGCGGCGATGTACATCACGCTGCCCTTGTTCGTGCGCCTGCCGAGCCATGGCAGGCCGTGCGCGACGTGCAGCGCGGCGTCCAGGGCGATGAAGCTCTTGAACGTGCCGGAGCCGCCGAACAGCATGCCCAGGCTCTCGGCCGGAACCACGTGCTTGATGAGCCAGCGGATGGAGTGCGAGGCCTCCTGCAGCGCGTCCAGGCGCAGCAGCGGCACCCGGCGGTCAGGCAGCTTGCGCTGTTGCTCGCGCTGCAGCTCGGCGAACTTCTCTTCGACGTCCGACAGCAGCGTGTCTACGGGCACGCTGGTGCCGTTGAACGCCATGGTGGCGATCTCGTCAGTCATCGAGATGACGCGGCGCAGGATGGAGCGGCTGCGCAC